GGGGCGGGCTGGGGTGTTCTTGTGCCCGTACTGGTGGACGGCCGCATAAACCATAGATGCACCCACAACCACAGTATGACCGTTGATAGCCTGGCCGACAACGGAGTCGCGCAGCCGACCCTCGAAAAGCAGGAGGCTGTGGTTGCCTTTACGGGAGCGGGCGTACTCCTTGGACCACTCGGCCCAGGCCGTCCCGTCGGGAGCTTCTTTCTCGTCCTGGATGCGTCGCTTGGTCTGCGCCTCCAGAAGCGCAGCGATACCCTTGGCCACGCCCTTGGGGTTCTTGAGCTGGTCGTGGAACGCGGCCAGCTTGTCCCGCATGCGTGCGACCTGCGCGGTAGAGACCTGGACCGCTGCGCCGGCCATCTCAGATCCCGCTCATGCTCTCGCGCGTGAATCGGCGAGGCTCGCACCAGACGTCCGGGCTGGACACGGTCTCTGCCTGCACAGCCTGATTGACCACACCCAGCGAGGAGCCGTCCTCCTGAGGGATCACGAGCCGCTGCTTGTTTTTCTGGACGTGCTCCAGGTAGCGGATCGCGGCCTTGTACCGATCCTTGACCTCCTCAGTCAGGAGGTCGGCCGTGGGGCGCGAGCGGTGGATCGCGATGTCGATACAATAGAGCCGGATCTGGGGCGGAACCGGGCTCAACGGAAACGTGTCACCCGTTCGCCCGATCAGGTAACCCTCGATCTCGTTCGATGCTGCCTCGGCGAACAGGTCAAAGAGCCCGTCGTCCAGCTGGCCGTCGCGGTCGCGATCACACCCTACGAGGAGGGCGTCCTCCCCGTAGAGATCGATCGCTTGTTGTTGCGTGGCGTAGGCCATGGCTTACCGCGACCGGGTCAGGTCCTTGACCTGCAGGTACGGGTCGGCCTTGAGGCGCTCCCACTCCGCGGGCGTGAACGCGTTCGCGGGGTAGGTCTCACCGTGGTTCGTGAACCGTTGCCCGCAGCGCGTCCGGTAGGGGACGCCGCGCGCGCGGATCTCGAACCTCGCGGCGCCAGCGGTAGGCGCGGAGGAGGGCGCGCCCGCCGCCGGGCCTGAGTCTTTGCCCACGAGCACGTCAAAGCACAGACCTACCAGGTCCTCGTGCGTCGCGCGCGGCGGGGTGTGCGGGAGGCGTTTGCCCTCCACGCGCATCATATCCGTGAGTTCTTTTTTCGTGAACCCCTTCACGCGGCCGATGAATTCCTCGCGCGTGGCTCCGTTCCAGGTCTCGCTCATCTCGGTCCTCCTCCGAAAGTCAACGGGGTGGAACCTTGCGGAACCACCCCGTACTCTATATTAGTCTGTGCTCTGCTTACGGCAGCCAGGGCGCCACGAGCAGAGTGAACGCCTTGTACACGGGGTTCGGCGTGAACGAGGAGTCGATGTACTGGGCGTCGAGCACCTGACGCATGATGTCTTCCTTGGAACGTCCGACGATCAGGAGGTTGGGTTCGATACCCATTTCCCGGCCCTCGTCGTTCTTGGTCGAGCGCATGCGGAAGCGCAGGTTTGCGAGCTCCGTGCGGATCGCAGCGACCGTGGAACCGGTCTTGCTGCGCATGGCCTGTTGCCAGAACCCGTACCCGTAGTTACCGCGGGCACGCGCGCCGTAAAGGAATTCGTCGAATTTGTAGACGTGATCCGATGTCGTGTCCGAGAGCGAATCGAACGAGATATCCTCGCGCTTCTGGAAGATCACCGGCTTGAGCGGCTTGGTCGTGTCCAGAAGGTAGAAGTATGCGCCGTCATCCCCTGCGTTCGGATTGTCGTTCGAGACAGTCGAGACCGCGCCGTCCTTGCCCACGGGGTGATCCGTGTCGAAAAAGTTCTGCTTGTCGTAGCAAAGCGCGTTCTCGGTCAGAGCTTGGAAGCACAGCTTGTTCGGCCAGAGCTTCGCAGCCTCCGCGAGCATGGTTGCGCGCGTGTTGTAGATCCCGATCTTGTCGTCGCGCAGATCGTCCGCCTTGGCGCGGAGCGTACGCTCGAACTTGCGGTTCTTGACCGTGTAATCGTGTGAGGCGAGTTGCGTCAGCACGCGGCCGCCGACCCACTCGCGCAGCTCCTCGGCCTCGCCGAGCCAGGTATAGTCCTCGGCCGAGGTCCCGGACGGGATCACGGTCGCGAACTGCAGGTACTGGTCGGGGACGTTGGTCAGCAACGCGCCGCGGAACGAAGCGTTGACCCCGCGGAAGAACTTGTCCAGATTTTCTCGGTTGATATCCATGTGATGCGGTCTCGAAGATCTTTGTTTTTTCGCGGGACCGGACCCGCCAGGTTAGGGCGGGCCCAGAGCTTGGTTTTTAGGTGGCGTCGGCGAACGAGACGTCAGGGCCGATCTTGACGATCACTTTGCCTGTGTCGGCGATACCGAGGATGCGCCCGAGCACAGGGCGCGAACCCGTCGCGGTCAGCGCTGCTGTCTGATCGTCCGCGGCGTAGCAGAGCTTGCCTGCATCATCATTCTCGATCAGGTCACCGCTGGTCGAGTTGTGGAACTCGAAGCAGCCGGAGAGAATGTCCACCTTGCCCGCACCGGCAGCGTCGCCGAGCACGGACTGGAGCGCGATACCCATGACCTGCATGGTCACGCCCGCGGCTGCTTTTTGCGCGGTGCCCGCGGCGTTCACGCCCACGATGGCGCCCTTGTAGATCTGATTGCCCGACAGGACAGTGCGGCGAAATTCGCGCCCGCTGTGTTCTTTCGCGTCGCGGGACTGTGTAAGAGCGGCCATTTTTGAAAGTTCCTGTGAACGGTTCTGGTGAGTGTTGAGTGGTGCGCGAGGCGCGCGGATTACTTGGCGAGCTCGCCCTTGCTGGCGCGATACTGTTCCTCGGTCAGACCGAGCTGCGACACGATCATGCGATCGGTCGAGTCAAATGCTGCAGGAGCTGCGGAACTCGTACCGGCCGAGCCTAGGCCCTGCGCGTTCGTAGACACCAGCACAGGCAGGCCGTTGACCAGGGTCTGAAGCGCGGCGAGGTTCTCCCCGTTCGCGCCGGCCATCGCCAGATACGCGTCCTTGGACGCGGGCGCGATCTTGCCAGACGCTACGGCGCCGTCCACAACAGCGTTGATCGCGACCTTGATCGCGTTCGCCGCGACATCGGCAGGCCTGGGCGCCTCCGGCGTCTTGGGGAGTTGTGAGGCAAGCGCCTGGAAACCGTTAGAGATCGCGCTGGTAAGAGCGGCCGTGAGAGCTTGAATCTGTGCGTCGGTCATGTCTTGAGTCTGGCTGTTCAGGGCCGAGAGGCCGTCAAGGTTCGGTGTGTTCACGAGCCCCACACTGTGGAGGCCTCGGATAGTTCCCAGCGTATCACTCGTAGCACCTGCGGTGTCGTAGTGCAACGTAGGCGAAAGGTAACGGTATGCTTTCTTCGAAAAGAGGTCTTCACCGATTGGCGTCCACTCGATCGCCGCCTCGATACCCTCAGCCGTGAGCTGGAAGTCTGACAACCAGCCTGCCGCCTTACCGTCCGTGCCTTTGACCGAGCCGTGGTCCACGTCCAGGAGAACGGGCCCGTTCGCGTTCAGGTCGGCCAGGAGCTTGGTCGTGTCACCCAGAGCCCAGGCCCGGCCGTCCTTGCCTCGGATGATCTCCGAGCGCGGGAGCACGCGCAGGCGAGCGGGGGGCTCTTTCCCTTGCGGGAGGAGGGCGGCGCACGCGGCGGCAAGGAGTAGGGCCATATACCGAATAGGTAGCACAACAGATGCCACGGGCGCAATAGCTACAAAACGCAGGTACAGGCTCGTTCGGCTCGGCCTGGCGATTTATCAAAGATAATGCTACACGTGGTAGCGTGTCTGAGATCGACCTCCGCCCAGCTCCGATCGTCCTGCGCTGCGCTGCGGGCGTGACCATGTCCCTACCGCTCCAGCTGGAACAGTCCGAGGGCGTGGCCTGGGATACCACGGATGCGTCGGTCGAGGCTTTTCTGTGGGATCGCAACGATCTGGAGACGCCAGCACCTGCCTTGCTAGTGGCCGAGATCACGGACGACGGGCTCGTGACCTTGAGCCTGACCAAGGAGGACACACTAGCGCTCTATCGCAAAGCCGAGTGGTCGTTCTCCGTGTACGTGACCTTGAGCACGGCCGAGCGCTACCTCGTCCTGCGCGGACGCCTCGCCGTCACGGAGGAATCCAATGGCTGACCCGATCAAGGTCAAGGTGTTCGCGACGCCGATCCGTGTCGTGATCTCGACTGGCCCAGGGACTGGAGGCGGCGGGACTGGGCCGCGCGGGCCTAAAGGAGACCAAGGCGATCCAGGCCCGGCGGGTGCGACGGGGCCCCAAGGCGATCCAGGCCCGGCGGGGGCGACGGGACCCCAAGGCGATCCAGGTCCGGCGGGTGCGACGGGACCCCAAGGCGATCCAGGTCCGGCGGGTGCGACGGGTCCCCAAGGCGATCCAGGTCCGGCGGGCCCGGCGGGCGCTGATGGCGGGCTATCGCCGCACTCACACGCGCAGGCTGATGTAACAGGCCTGGTCTCGGCGTTGGCAAATAAGTCCGACGTGGGGCACGGTCACGTCCAAGCAGATGTACTAGGTCTGGTCTCGGCGCTGGCAGGCAAAGCTGCGAGCGCTCATACACACGGTATCGCTGACCTCACAGGCGTGGCTGCTGCTACCCACACGCACGCGCAGAGCGAGATCACGAATCTAGTAACAGACCTGGCGGGCAAGGCTGCGAGCTCTCACACGCACAGTGCTGCGGACACCGCATCGGGCACGTTCGCGCTCGCGCGCATGACCGCAGGAACCGCTAACCAGCTCCTGAGAATCAACAGCGCAGGCACCGCGATCGAGGGCTACGACTCGACGGTACAGCGCGCGTATACAACCGCCGATCAGACATTCGCTGTCAACGCCGCCAACCAAAGCTTGAACTTCAATCAGGCGTTGAACATCGTAAGCGGCAGTGTGTACTCGTACCGCATCGTGCTGTTCGGTATCGGCGTGACCAGCACCGCCACACTCGAAATGGGTATGTTCAACGTCTCGGGCGCCGCCGCGACAAGACACTCACGAGCGTTCTTCCGCCCTGGTCCTACGTACGGTTCTCAAGTGGCAAGCAACAGCTCGCTGACGGGCGCGATAGGCACGCTCGGCGCTGTGGTCACGGGTGACTCGTGCTTCATTATTGAGGGCACGATCGAGTGCAGTGCTAGCGGCACCATTACGCCAGCAGTCCGCGTGCAAAACTTTGACTACACATCGCGCCGGCACGGTAATTTCACACTTACCAAGATCGCCTAGAAGCCGAAGATCTGTAGCAAGTACTCTTCGAGGGTCAGCCCCTGGGCTTCTGCCTCGGCCTCCAGGTCCTCGCGCGGGCGCTTGAGCTGGACCAGTCTCGTAGTGACATCGCTCTGACTCAAGGTCTTCTTACGCTCGGCGTCCGCGGGCGGCGCAGTTTTGGGCGAGCGCTTGACCACGCCCGCCTGCTTGAGACCCTCCATGCGGGCCTTGCCTGGATTGTAGGCAAAGGTAGGGTCTACGCCGCGGATCGTGGTCGTGGTCTTGCCTGTGCGAGGATTGCGGACCTCGATCGGCTCCATGTCGAGCTCGTCATCAGGTGTAATCCCGCTGCGCTTAGCCCCAGCTCTCGTCACTTGCTCCACCCAACATGTACACAGGTAGCCGTTGGGCGGGTAGGCGTAGTCCCAGAACGGGTGGTCCACAGGAAGTACGCGACCGTCCCAGCTCTCGTGGTCGGGGCGCGGGCGCTGCGGATTGCCGTGGCGGTAGCGTAGGTACGGAAGCGCGGCCTTGGCCTCCTGGATCCGTTTCCACTGACCGGCTGCGCGCGCGGTTCGCACGTTCGTGTCGTAGATGATACGGAGCCTGTGCGGGCTCCCGAGTTGGGCCCCGTCCTCGCGCTTACCCCACCAGCCCTTGTCCTGGAGCGCGGGCGTGATGCGTTTTTGAAATTCCTTGAGCGGCAAGCCCTCGGCTAGCGCCTCGCGGACCGCCTCTTTCATGTCCGCGACGAGGTCCAGTTCTACCGCGCGCGCGACCGCGAACGCCACGGCGTGCTCCTCGCGCCACACGTCCTGGTGGCTCTCGCTGGGCCGGACCTGGCGCGAGGTCACGTACTTGAGCACGTCGGCCGGGACCCTGCCGGGGTTCGGCTTGGCGGCGTTGGGCGCAAGGAAATGCGAGCCCACGGAATAGAAGTGAACTTTGCAGGTCACGCCTGACCCACGGCGCTGGACGCGACGAGGCGAGCCTTGGTCGCGGCCTCGGCCAGCTGGCGCACGAACGGGTTCGAGTCCACCTCGGCCGAGAACTTGCTCAGGCGCGCGAGAAAGTCCTCGTAGCTCGTGGCCTCGGCGGCCATGGCCTCGATCGTGTCGCGGTAGTCCACGAGCACTGGGCGCCACTGATCGAGCGCGTCCTCCACGAGCTCGTCCGCGGCCTCGACCGTGGCGAGTGCTGTTGCGTTCGTGGCGGTCTTAGGCTTGGGCTTGGGCGCGCCAGGCGCTGCGCCAGGGACCGGCTCGGGCTCTGGTTTCTCGACCAGCTCCTCGCCTGCCTCGGGCTCCGGGATCCCGAGCTTTTCGCGCACGAACGGCGCTGACACCTTGAGACCCGCGGACACCCAAGGCACGGTCGCGTCGGACCAGGCCTTGATATCCTCCTCCTCGGCAATGTCCGGATAGGCCCAGGGGACCTCGGCGTCGAGGCCGAAATTCAGCTGGACCCAGGGCTTGAACACGAGATCGTGCGCGGTCGCGGCCACGTTGTAGCCGTCTGCTTGGTTGTACTCGACTTTGACCTTGGTGTGCTCTTTCGCCTGCGCGAGGCTTGCGCCGTCGTCCGAGGTCATGGTCTGGCCGAGCACGGCCTTGGACAATTGCTTATCGAAGTACTCGGCCAGCTCCAGGTATGGGCTCGTCCCTGCGCGACCCTGGACTACCTCGATCTCGACCGAGTCCGGGATCAGCATGGCCGCGTCATGGCCGATGTTCGAGAGTGCGCGGCGCAGGCTCGCTTTTTCCTCGTCCGTGGTCGAGCCCGCTGTGTACTTGGCGATCTTGAGCGGGGTCCCGTACGTCTCAAGGAAGCTCATCCAGTCCTTGATCGTGAACTGCTTGAACATGAACGTTACCGCGGCCAGCATCGCTAGGCCGCCGCGGATAGGCACGTCCGAGCGGATCCGCGGGTAGTGCACGATCAGGCCTGGCGGGAGCTTGCGCACGCCCTCGGGCGCGGATGAGTCCTTGAGCAGGAGCTCGACCATGTCGTTCTTTTCGAACCGGAACACGCGCTGATCCACGCGTCGGAACTCGCGGTATTGCCAGCGCCCGTTCTTGGCACCGCTCGTGTCCCACACGGGCTGGCTCACGGCGTAGCCCTTACCGATCGCGTCCATGGCGTCCGCGACCCAGAATCGGAACGCGGGCGTGTCGATGACCTCGCGCTGCAAGGCCTCTGCGATCTCGCGCTTGCGGTTCGCCTTGGGATCGGCCGGCACCTTGGACACGGTCTGACCATCCTTGGTCGCGCCTTGGCGCTTGTCCTTGAGGTCTGCGACAATCCAGTCGGCACCCGTGATTGCGAGCTTGCGGGTCTGTAACAGGCTGAAATAATGCGGATCTCGCTCCTCCATGTACCCGGCCAGCTCCAGGTA